GAGCGCTTTCCTAAGCGCTCTCGCTCTGTTAGGCAGTGCGTGTACTACCATGCTTTATAGGCTGGTACTACACCGCTCCATAGCCCAAACGGGCTAGCCTGTCCTGGTAAATCCCAGGGTTGGTATTTCACTTACGTGGAGAGTATACGTGGCAAACCGTAGGAATTACAGTACGACACTCACCGGCACGCTGACGACGACGAACCCGATCAGTGGAACCACTGTATCGGTCGTCAACCCAGCTAAGACGGCGACTCGTACTGCTACGGATTACACGAGGAAGAAACCTCGTGGCCGTTGGCTAGTGCCAACTACTTACTCCATGCAAGAGGAAGTGCGACAAGCCGTTTATGGACAGACCATTAAACGTAATAGCGGCGGCTACAGCCCCACAGTAGAAAGTGGGTATCTGGAAAACGACGCGATTTACGGTCGGTACATAGAAGGCTTTCAACAAGCCGGTTTCGACTTGTCGTTTCCGTCTGATCTGGCGAACAAGGCGCTTACCAAGGCGAGGCTGAAGGTGAAGGATCAAAACTTCAACGCAGCCATGGCTTTGGCCGAGCACGCGCAGACTGGACGGTATGTTGCACAGCAGTTACGTCGTATGTCAGAGATCATTCGTGCATTCAAGAAACGCAATTTCAGCGCTCTGAGGCGTTATTTCAGAGGTGACGTTGCGTCCAAGATGTTACGGGATCTCCAGAACGAATGGCTGCAACTGCAATATGCACTACGGCCTCTCATGGGGGACATACACGGGGTTGTTGAAGCCCTGGATAAGGTCCCATATAACGAGCGTATCGTTACCGTGAAGGCGAGCAGCAAACGGAAGTATCAGTTCCGCAACACGATCGACAAACCGGGAAATAATGCGCCAACAGCGCATTTCCGGATCGATGGCGAAGCGGGACATGGGTCGTACGTCAGGATCGATGTAAGTCCTGACAATGCGGCCTTGCTAACCGCGGCTGCTTTGGGATTCACGAACCCTGTGCACCTAGGATGGGAGCTTACCAAGCTCTCATTCGTAGTCGACTGGGCGTACCCGCTGGGAGATTACTTTTCCCAGTTCGATGCGCTCTGTGGATGGGAAGTGCGAGGATACTCCACAAGTAACTTTACTAAAGTTAAGTGTGAAGTCCGCAGGCTCAGTTTTACTCAAACGAACGGATTATCCTGGACCCAAGATGCATCCGGGAAATGGTATTTCGTTCGCCTAGGTAGAACTGGAGGTACGTCGGTTCCTTTTGCGACCTTGCCTAAGGTCAAGGATCCGGCTAGTGCGTCCCACGTCATGAGCGCGCTTGCTTTGTTGAGGCAAGCGATTCTCTGACTGCTTCACCGATGTACCCGTAGGGCAATTCCGCCCACGGGAAGCATGGCCGACCGGGGTTATCCCGGGCGTGTCCATAGTGAATCGAAGGAAGGCACAAATGCCTGCTGTTGCTGCGCTCACCATCGCTGATGGTGCTACTACTCCCGTCAACCGCACGTTTGCGTTTGGTGGCTTCGACGTCAAGGGCGTCGCTCGCTGGTTCGAAAAGACCGCTGGAGTGGCCATTGGCTATCTCAAGCTGACTGACGAATACCGCGAAGCGAAGTCTTCGACCGGCGCCAACTCTCGCATCTTCGGGTATGAATTTCCCGTGGTTGCGACCGTGAACGGTGTGACGACGCGAGTCCGTGTCAGTTCTGCACAAGTTCGCTTGAACTTTGCTCAGGATGCAACGGACCAGGAGAAGAAGGATGCGGTGGCTTATGTTATCAACCACCTCTCCAACGCGACTGTGCGTCCGGCCATCTGGGGTCAGGAGCCCTTCTACTGATAAAGTAGAGGGTGACTGCCACATATGGCTCGTACGTCCAGTGAGACCCAAGGCAACGGGTCTCTTTCGCATCTGCTCCTGCGACTCCCTCTCGGGGTCGTAGCTATCGGAGTTTCTCTGTGGCTAATTTCCGTTCTCGCCCTCTTAGGAGGGCTCGCGTTGCTTGTGCTCCGCCCCTCGCTCGTATTCACGAGCGACTCTGCCAAGCCCTCGGTGTCCGAGCAATCGGAACCCCGGGACAGCCTGGCGGGGATATCCTGTTCGTTTCCCAATTTGGAGGAATAGAAGATGGTCAAGTTCAACAAACTCGCTCAGCTGCAGAAGTACCTGGCTACGGTCAAGGATCCGGCGATCGAATGCTATCGTCTTCAAGAGACGATGGAGCAGGAGATTGCGGATCTGGAACGCAGCCTGGATGTTCTACGGATTGGCGCGCTGTTGAGTCTTACGCCGTCCGATATTTCTTCAACGAGTGGCTTAGCAAACTCGCTCCTCGAAAGGGATCTGCTGGAAATGGTAGACGACAACTGTCAGGTGGCAAACTTCATTCGCATGGTGCCCTCAAAGGAGCACCAGGCAGCAATGATTCGCTACTTCAGTCAGTATCCTCTCCTGATCCAGCTGTTGACCTATCTCGAAAGCGAGTTGCGGCTACTTGGGAACGTTTCAGAATCGCGGAACAGTCCTGTTTCGAACTAAACCAGAGATCTGCGGAGCGTTGGAGAACTTCTCCATACCAGCAAGAAATTCGTCTTGCTCGTAAAATTGCTTCTCAGATCTTAGGTCCATTCGATTGGGATCAAGCGGCACGACACTTTGGTTGGGGTCCTGGAGCAACAACCAGGCTGACCCGACGTAAGTCGGACGCTGCGCACAAATACAGCGGTAATCCGCACGCAACGATCGGTAACGCGGTCCTCGCGAACACTGTTTTGCAGTGGTCTCCTCTGTGGGCTCGAGGTTTAAACGAGCTTTCGGAGGAAGAGGGTCTCGGGTACGTGAAAATCGTACCCGGGAACCGCGTCGTCACTGTCCCGAAGAACTACAAAACGGATAGAACCATCGCTATCGAACCGGACATGAACATCTATGTCCAGAAAGGTATCGGCGGAGTGATTCGCAATCGTCTTCGGGCCATCGGAGTTAATCTCGATGACCAAACGAAGAACCAGAGGCTGGCCAAGGTTGGCAGCATTTCTGGGCGATTGGCAACTATCGACCTTAGTATGGCTAGCGATTGTGTTAGCCGATCTCTTGTCGAGAAGTTGATCCGTTCCGACTGGCTTAAGGCACTTGGGCAGTGCCGGAGCCCGTTCGGAGTTCTTCCTTCTGGTGAGAAAATATTTTACCAGAAGTTCTCTTCCATGGGAAACGGTAATACGTTCGAGCTTGAGACATTGATTTTCGTGTCCCTCGCTTTCGCGTACGCTCGGACTCATGGAGAGGAGGTGGATCGTATATCCGTGTATGGGGACGATATTATTGTTCCCAGCACGATGGCGGATGGGTTCTGTGGCCTCCTTGCAGAGTGTGGGTTTACCCCAAATTCTAAAAAGAGCTACTGGACTGGTCCGTTCCGAGAGAGTTGTGGTAAACACTACTACTCAGGGTACGATATCACTCCGTTTTACGTCAAAGAATACGACCGAGGATTACTCTCACTGTTCAAGATCCATAACCAGCTATGGCGGTATGTCGACCGCTGTGACTGGATGGATCCCGGCAGAAGAAGAGCGTTGTCGGAAGTATGTCGGTGGTTGCGTAATTATGCACCTGCCGAATGGCGTAAGCCCTTGATAGTCGATGGATTCGGTGATGGAGCCTTCGTCGGATATTTTGACGAGATTTGCCCCATAAAAGAACCGAAGTCCAAACGAGGTTGGGACGGTTACTGGTTCAAAACAGTACTGGAACGGCCTGCCCTTGATGAAGATATATCCCATCACGGGCTTCTCGTCAAAGCTGTCGCACGTATCGATCGTAAGCCCAAACGGACTTACGTGTACGTGGCCAGTGGCGAGAACGGCTTGTCGCTCCTTAAGGACGATGAGGCTGTCGAGGTGTTGCCTGTAAAGGGCAAACGGTATGTAGTCGACAAGCTGTTTGTATCGCGCTCGTCGCTACATAGACAGTGCACCGGCCTTTTCGCACCTAGATAGGTGTGAGGGCATTTGGTACGTTAAATTGTACCTGGGTTAGACG